CTGTCACGTCAAAATATGCGAAATTATGATCGACCTGCCCGCTGATCCCGTCGACGCGGCCGGTCTCGGCGTACTGCCACATCCCGTAGGGACGGTCGCAGTCGCAGCTGCTCGACCAGTCGGCGACCCACTTGGCCTTGGTGTCGTACCAGGTGTCCGGCATATACGCCTTCCACCACCACGCGCCCGTGTAAACGCCGGCACGGAAGCCCGCGCCCTCGACAGCCTCGCAGAAGACCTTGACCATCTCGAGCGTGTTGCGGTTCCCGCCGGCGACGACGGCCTGCTCCTCTACGTCGAGATAGCACGGGATCGCGTCCATCTGGTGACAGGTGCGTTTGAGCTCCGCGGCCACAGCCGGCATGCAGATGCGCATCTGCGCAGGCGTCCGCACGTAGGTGTAGACGTATATGCCGTAGGGCATCCCCACGCGCTCACACTCGGAGACGTTCCGTCGGAAGTTCGATTCCAGATCGACGCCGGAATCGCTGTTGTAAATATTCCCCATCTTGAGCACTGCAAACCCGCAGCCGGTCGCCTTGACGCGGCTCCAGTCGATGGTGCCCTGCCAGCCTGAGACGTCGATGCCCCACGCGGTCGGTGTTTTTGCCATGATGATCTCCTCCCTTAATTTTTCGGACGCAGCGATCTGAGGGATCGCTGAAAATCTCCGAATTGTATGCTGTCGTAAGTCTCGGTGATGACGTTGTAATCATAGGCGATGCAGGCCGCCGTCAGGTCCAGGTCGTAGCGCGGGTCGACGCACCGCACGGTGTCGCCTGTGCGGATCTGCGTGTTCGCGTCGACGTAGCCCTCTATGGTGTAGTTGACGGAGGGCGTCGAGTGCGTGTCGACGTCGATGTCCGCCATGTTGGCGGCTTCCAACGCGATCATGTTTCTCATTATGCTTTCAATTTGCTCATCCGTCGCTTCCGGGTATTCCTCCCGCACCATTTCGCGAGTTATTCCGGTTTGGTATTCGCGATGGTAGAGGTGGGCGATTGCGTACTGCGGAAACGGGATCGCGTGAGACGGAGGATAGTAGTAAGCCTCGTTCTCGCCGGTTGGAAAAATGGCGGTCGCGACTGTACTCCAGTCGTATGAAACGGTCGCTCGCGTCATGTTGACGCCGTACCGGATCGCGTAGCCGGTTTGGCTGCCGCGGTTGCCGGTCAGCACGACGCCAAAGCCGCTCGGTTTGATGTAGCAGCTCCACCGCTCCGCGACCAGTTCCATCGCCTCAGTCAGGCTGAACAGCTGGAACCGGAACGTGCTGCGCGTGGTGACCGTGCCGTCTGTGATCAGCGTCCACGGCAGCCCGTTCGGGTTTTGCGGATCGGGGTTCGGGTTCTGCGCCGGCGTCGGCGAGTATACCGTATAAGTTTGACGCCGCAGGACGTCGATCGCGTCCCAGATCGTGCGATCCTGGTCGCCGAGCTTTTCGAGCACGGCTTTGTAGATCAGCACGCCGTCCGCGTCGAAATAGACGTGCGGCGCCCGGACCGTGACGATGTCGCCGTCCCGCTCGACGTAGCGCAGCCGGAACGGCTGCATCCCCTCGGGCGTGGGTGCGGCGAAAACACACTGATCCGCGAGGCAGTCGAGCGCGTCCAGGTCGTGGGCGCTCATGGTAAACGTCAGCTCCCAGGCGCCGCCCTCCTCGTGGTTGACATGTGCGCTGAAGACCTCGATCATCCGCGCCGCTGGATCGTTGATCGTCCGCGCCGTCGCCGGGTAAACGCCGAGCAGATTCATCCGATCCCCTCCCCGGGTTGCACCCAAAGCAGACCCTTGGCGACTGTGGCGTACTCGGTGCGGCCGTAGTCATGGACGGTGACGTAGTAGGAGTAGCGACCGGCGGCCATCGCCGCAGTCTCCTCCGGCGTCAGCGTCAGCGCGTACATCCCGTCGCCGAGGTCGGTCGAGGCGTGGGAGCTCCAGGCGCCTGCCGGTGTGCGCACATGGAGCATGCCGCCGATCCGGCTGGCGTCGCTGACCGCCTGGATCCGCAGGCGCAGCATCGTGCCCTGGCGGACCTCGAGGTCGCGCCGGTTGAGCGAGAAGAGGTCGCTCCGGACGCCGAGGAACGCCCGCGGCAGATGGTCGTCCTCGACGCGCAGCCGCCCGCCTGCCGCCAGCACCCGGCGGTTGGTCCCGTCGACCTCGACCGTCAGGTACAGAGCGTACTGGTAGTAGCCCCGAGACAGAGCGCTCATGCGCTGCGATGTCAGATAGCACGTGCCGGCGACATAGCCGTCGCTGTTGGTGATGCTGACCCCGCCGGAGGTGGTCGACGCGCTGACGACCGTTTCGCCGTCGTCGATGATGTTGACCTCTGCCGCGCTCACCACCCACGGGCACTGCGCCCGGAATGCGAACGCGAGCCGGTCGGAGACTGTCGTCGCCAGCTCTCTGGCGTCCAGACAGATGTCAGTGTTGTTCATGGCGTCCCTCCGTTAATAGTAGACAGCGTCGAGCACGGTTTTCCGGACGAAAGCGCCGGCCTCTCTGCCGTCCAGCTCCACTTTGACGCCCAATAGCGCGCGGGCGACCGCCTCGGCGAACTGTTCTGGCGTCATCGTCCGCGCCGTCTGCGCGAGCTGGGCGCTTTGCAGCTGTCCGATCCGCGCGGATCCGGCGATCATATCGACGCGGGCGGTGGCGGTCATGTCGTCCGTGACCTCGCCCCAGGCGTCGTCGATGATGCCGGAGTTGTCCACGATCCCCTCCGCCAGACCGGCGGGAAGCCACTGGCCGACCTGATCGGCCATCACTTTGGACGGCGAGCCGATGCCAAAGAGGCCCTTGATGAAATCGAGCACGTTTCCGACCCATCCGGAAATCATGTCCTTGATCCACCCGAAGCCGCTGCTGATGCCGCTCCAGATACCCCGAACGATGTCCATGCCCGCGTCCCAGAGACCGCCCAGCATAGACCAGACGCCGCTGATCATCTCGTTGACCACGGTCACGCCTGCATTGAGGATTTTCCCAAGCATCACCGGGTCGGCGAGCCCTTTGAGGAATTTCCCGAGCAGCTCCACCGCTGCTTTGAGGATCTTCCCGAGTGACGAGCCGATGCCCTGGATGATGGTCATGACCATCTGGATCGCTGCAGGAAGCAGCGTGTCGATGTTGTCGATCAGATAAGTTAGCAATTTTTCGAGGATCGAAAACGCGGCTTCGATCAGCATCGGGACGGCTTCACCAATCGCGTTGATGATGCTCTCAAGCGTCGCCTGCCCGGACGGGCTCAGGAGCACCTCGACCATCTTGAGGATGCCGTCGATCAGACCGTTGAGCAGGAGGATCGCCGCCTTGACCAGTGCCGGCGCGTTGTCAAAAAGCGCCTGGATCGTCCCGAGGATCGCCTCGGTCGCCATAGGCAGCAGCGTGGGCGCGGCCTTGGCGAGACCGGTCACCAGACCGCTGAGCAGGGTCATGGCGACAGTCGCCAGCTGCGGCAGCGCGGTTACCGCGGCCTCCAGCAGACCGTTGACCGCCTCCATCAGGCTGTTGGCGATGGAGCCCCAGTCGAGCGAGGTGATCGCGGTCGCGAGACCGCCCACCACGTCCGGGATGATCCCGGCGAGGATATCGAGCGCGTAGGGGATTTTTTCGGTGATCTGGCCGACCAGATCGTTGATCCCGCTGCTGATCTTCTCGGTGCCGCCCTCAAATCCGGCCATGCTGTCGGAGAGGCCGTCCATGATGGAGGTGACCGCCGGCATGAGCGCCCCGAAAACCCGGTTTTTGATGCCGTTGGCCGTCCCTTTCATTTTGGTCAAGCTGTCCTCAAAGGCGGCAGCCGCCTTGACGGCGTCCTCCGACATGACCATGCCGTACTCGTCAGCCTCGGCCATGGTCGCCGCCAGCTGCTCGTTGGTCATATTAAACATCGGCATCAGGTTTTGGCCTGATTTTCCGAAAAAGTCATTCGCCAGCGCGGCCTTCTCGGTCTCGTCGGTGACGTTCTGTAGGCTTTGGACGACGGTCGCGAAGATCTCCTCGCGGCTCTTCCCGGCGAGGTCGTCCATGGACAGCCCAAGCCGGTCGAATTTGGCGACGGCGGTGTCCGTGCCGTTGATCGCGTCGTCGTAGGTGTTGGTCAGCGTTTTGAGGCCGACCGTGCAGTCCGCCATGCTGGAGCCGCTGATCTGCATCGCGTAGTCCCAGCGCTGATAGGCTTCCGTCGAGAGGCCGACCTTCTGCGAGGTTTTATCGATCTGATCGCCATACTCCGCGACGGCGTTGATGTTTTCCCATGCCTTCTTCCCGGCGTCGACCGCGGCCTTGATGGCGAGGCCGATCCCGGCGGCAGCGATGGCTTTTTTGATTGCGCTGCCGATCTTGTTCCCGGCCTCGGTGCCGGCCTCTTCGCCGCCCAGCTCCTTGGTGATCTGCGCCTGTGCGCCCTCCATCGTGGGGATCAGCTGCACATATGCGTTAGCGATATTCGGTCCGTCAGCCATTTGGTCTCACCTCACTGTCGTCAAATTTCCACGCCGTTAGCCGGCGCATCCAGATAGTCCTCATCCGGCTCCGGCTCGACTGGGATCACGTCGCCCTCGTGATAAGTGCGTCCAAGCTCCGCCGGGTCGTAGGCTTCGGTGTATTCGACCCCTGTCTCGTCGCTCACGACGTACCGCCCTGCGTCACTGTACGTGCGGATGAAATCACGTCCGCCGATGGTCAACTGCTCCTGTCTAATCATGTCGTCACCTCGTAAGGACTGCCCTCAATGGGTAAGATTTGATTGTTGGCGTAAGCAAGGATCACGCTCCAGTTTGTGGCTTGCTCGTACTGCGAGATCAGGCTTTGCGGACAATACAGCGTTCCGCCTGTGCCGTTCGACGCGAAAGGCGTGTTGTTGAATGCGTTGATATTTCCAAGCGTTGCCGCCGACCCCGTGCGGATGATGACGTCGGTCAAATGCGTCGCGTCTGCGAACGTATATGTCCCAATATTTGTAATTGCACCAAAATCAATAGACTCTGCGTTGCTGAAACGAAACGGCGCGCCGTTTGCGACATAATTTTGAGTTGAAACATATACAGGCATTGCGAAATGTTTTACACTCGACCCGTTAAATATCGACGGGTTTCCCTGCGCCATTGATGTTAGCCTCGGAAACGACATTGTTTCCGGCAACGACGAACAGCCGGAAAACGATCCGTTGCCAATTATCGTGACAAGTCCGACATCGATGTTTTTGAGATTTGAGCAGCCCGTGAACGATCCACTCCCAATTTGAGTCAACGATGAGTTCACCACTGTTGCCAGACGGGTGCAATTTTGGAATGCACCAGTCGAGATTCGCGTTATCAATGGAATATTGATTTCCTCGATTTTGCATTGCCAAAACGAGCTGTCACCAAGATTCGTACAACTGTGTATGTCTACCTCTTCAAGATTCACACACCCACGGAAACAATAAGCTCCGATTGATGTTGCCGCCGGGAACTGCGCGCTAATAAGCGAGGATTTAAAGGCAAACATCGACGCGATCAAAGATGTAACAGAATCATTCTCAACGCTCGTCAGCGTGTCGTCAAAATACTGCCCAAGCGTATCCGCTCCCTGATAGCTCCCTTGCACACCGAGAATCTCCGCTCCCTGTCGGATGTTGGAAGCCACCACAGCCGCCGCCGCCGCTGAACTCAATTTCGCGCTCGCCGTCGCTCCGTCATACGACCCTGCCGGAATCGCCACCGGCGACAGGTCGCTGATCTCAACGTCTGCGCTCCTGACGGGCATCGTGCCGGTCACCTTCGCGCCGCCGACATAAGCCGTCGCCCCTGCCTCGATCTGTCCGGCTGTCGCGTCCGCGTCGGATGTGTCCGCGTCGTAGTCGCAGGCGCCGTGGACGAGCGTGCCTGAGGCGTCCACAAAATCCGACCCGGTGAGCACCGTCCCGGCGGTCGCGGTGACGTCGCTGACGTCCGCGTACTCCGACGGGATCGCGCCAACGTCCACCCGGGAGAGAGCGTAGCCGGGGTCCGGCGTGACCAACTGACTACTAACTGTAGGCACTACGCTCTTGCTCTGCTCGGGCTTCTGCGGCTCCATCTCGCCGGTGATCGTGTCGCCCTGCGCGTCGACGATGATCTTCCCGGTCCGTACGTCGGCAGCTGTCGCGTCGACGCCGCTCACGTCAGCGTATTCGCTCGGGATCGCGTCGACCTCAAACGCCGAGAAGACGCTGCCGGCGGTCGGTGTGACCGTCTGCGCCTGCTCGGTCGGGGTGGCGTACCCGATCTCTTCCGGCTTCTGCGGCGGCATCGTGCCGGTGATGGTCTCGCCGTCTGAGCCGACGATCACCTTCCCGACGCGTACATCTCCGGCGCCGGCGTCGACGCCTGAGACATCGGCGAACTGATCGGGGATCGCCTCGACGGTCACCTGCCGCAGGCCGTCGTAGCCGGGATCCGGCCGGACGGTCTGCTCCTGCTTGGTTGGCGTCGCGGTCTTGTCCGGCTGGAGGTTACCGCCTCCGCCGCGGGACAGACCGATGAGTTTGACTTTGATCGCGTCCATCAGAGCACCTCCTGAGAGATCGAGCCTTCCACGTCCACCATCAGGCAGTCGCGCCAGCCGTACACGTCGCCGCTCGGCAGCTTGACGCGGCACTGGATGGGCGTGATGCCCGGTTTTAGCGCCAGCGTCTCGGTCTGCGTCAGAGGCATCGTCCAGGCGCCGTCCGCGTAGGTGATGACCGGCGTGGTCTTCCGGATGGAGCCGACGCAGAACTCCAGCACGTCCACGTCCCCCGCGGTGATGAGCGCGTCGTCTTCGTCGCGCACCTCAAAGATCAGCGGGCACGCGTCTCCCTGCATGATGTGTGTCATGTTCTCGCCCCCTTCGATCAGCCATAGAATGAGCAAACGTATGTGCTCGTCGTTTTAAACGCAAGCGCGTTGGTGATGTCGAGCTGCAGCGTCCCTGCACCGGCGGCAGCGCCGATGGTGGAGCTCGTCCACGCGCCAGAGCCGTTGATGTACATCACGTAGGCCTGCCCCGGCTGAATGGCGCTGGGCTGCTGGGTTACGTCGTCGTAGTAGAAAATCGTCAACGGCTCCATGCTCGATGGCGTCCCCTGTCCGGTTTTCTTGATGATGATAGCGCGTTTCGGTTCAAATCCGATCCCGTCGATCTCAAGGCTCGTCGTGCTGCTCGGCGTCTTCTCGACGCTGTAGTAGTTTTCGTATCCACCGCCTCCGCCGGGCTGTGCCGCTGTCGGCACGGCGGCCCAATAGTATTTCATGCCGTTGACCCATCGCGCGTAGGTCGGCTGGCTGGATGAGTAGAATTTCAGCTTTACGATATAGTTGCCGGAGACCAGCGTCTTGGTCGCCTGCAAATTGTGGTTGTTGAGATAGCTGCCGAGGTAGTAGGCGTCGGCACCCATGTAGTTGAGGAACTTGTCGCCGGTGCCGAAATTGACATAGCCGGTCAGCAGCGATCCGACGGGGACGTTGATAATGCCGGTCGCGGCTGCGCCGACGAAGATCTCCTTGATGTCTGCGGCGCCGACATTGATCACCAGCTCCTGCCCGCCGTCGCCGGTGACTTCGCCGCGGAGGGCATAGTGCTCCGCGGTCGCGCCCATCGCCGGGAGCGCGTCCCAGCCGTGGGAACCGTCGCCGATCTTGAGGATCTTAGCGTCGGTCGCGTAGACCGGTTCGCCTACCGCGAACGGCGCGGACGCGTTCCGAAGCGCCGACGCTGTACCGGAACGGAACTGGAGTTGGACTGCTTTCGTCTTCATCCTTTCGCCTCCGTGATGTAAGGCAGCGAGCGCCAGGGCGTGGCGCCGTCGCCGACCTTGATGATCTTATTCGTGATGTCGTAGCCCGGCTCGCCGGGGCGCAGCGTGGGGTTCCACGCGTTCCAGTGCTCCGCTGTGTCGGTGCGGATCGCGTATCTCCTGATCATGGTCACAGATCCTTCCCGATCATGTGGAGCGTCTGCCGCACCTTGGCCTCAATGATGCGCGACAGCACGAGCGAGCCGTTTCCGTTGGGGTGGGTTGCGTCAAGGAAATAAACGGCCTTATCCGCGGCGGATCGCTGCGTGATGATGCTCTCGCGCCCGAGGTCGCAGCAGGGCACGCCCCAGTAGCCGCAGACCGCCTTGACGGCGTCCTGGAAGTCGCCGATTGTGTGGCCGTAGCTGTGGTCGATCTTCGTCCCGCTGGCGTCGTCTCCGGCCAGCGGCGTAAATGCGACGATGGGCGTCGAGCCGTAGTTCTGTTTGATCGTCTTGATCAGGTAGCTGTACGCCTGATAGAAAGTGCCCTTGTTGCTCGGCAGCCCGGCATGACCGGACGCCGTCTGGACGACCGCTGTCGGGTCATAGCTGGAAAGATTGTAAATATCCTCCATCGTCCCGAGCGGGACGCCCCAGATGTAGTCGTTGACGCCGGCGAAGATCGTGATCACATCCGGGCTGCTCGCGGTCGCTTCCGTTTTGAGCGCCTGATGGACGATGTTGACGACCTGCCGACCGTTCACGCTGTTATCGCGATCCCAGCAGACGAGTGAGCCGCCGATGCCCATATTGGCGACTGTGAGCCAAGGGCTTCGATATTTAATCCAGTAAGGATAGTTCTGCTGTCTGTTATAGAGATCGGTGAGCGAATCACCGAGCATCAGCCATTTGATGTCGCGGACGTAGGTCGTCCCCGGCGCGGTGTTGGTCGAGGACGCTGTGCCGCCGCTCAGAGCGTCGAACGCTTCCGCCTTTCCGTCGATCAGGTTCCGCACATCGGATGCCAGCTTCGGCGTCGTGACAGACCCGTCTGCCGGCACCATCTCGCCGCCGGATCCGGCGTTGACCGGGTAGAGCCTCGCGATGAGCTCGTTGGGATCGTTAATCATGTTCTCTCACCTCGTTGATGTCAGATATAAGCCGTCGTGTCGCTGGCGCTCACGCCGAATGCGACGCTGCTGGATTCGCCGGGCGGCGGCTCGACCTGTTTGATGTATGCCGGTTCGCCGCCGGCGGGAAGCCGAAGCGCCGTGATGTCTTCATACTGCCGCGTCTCCACGTTTCGCACCTCTACCAGGTCGGTCAGATAGCCGGTGCGCGTCGTGTCGTCTGTGTAGACGAGCGTCCCGGTAGCGTTCCCGGTCGCGGTGTCCAGCGTGATTTTCAAATTATTGTACTCCGACCGCGGTCCGACGACGATCTGGTGCGACCCCTCGGACGTCCAGAGGATAAACCACGCCGGAGCGCTCTGCAGCTCAAACGAGTAGGACGGTTCGCTCCGCGTGTTTCCGTCGTTTGGGAGGTAAAGCTTCGCGTCGTATTCGGCTGTCCAGTCCGAATACAAGACCGGCGGCAGGATGCCGCGCTTGATGGGCTGCACCGTGACGGTGATGTCCGTCTTATAGTGCCGCGCCATCCGCGCGAAATCGAACCGCGCCGTCTGCCGCGCCGTGTAGATCTTGTCCGGCTCGTTGGACCACACCCAGGAGCCGTCCTGCTCCAGGTATTGGACGATCTGTTCCAGATCGCCGAGCGACCGGGAGACGCCGACCGTGAATTTCCGGTCGTATGGCTCATAGCCGCCCTCGCTGGTGACGATGTCCCCGTTGGCGCCGGGGATCGACAGCGTCTCCAGCTTTTTCGCTGGCTTCGTCACCGGCGGCACCGTGCAGATGATGAGACCGGGGATCTCATAGCTCGGTTTCCCGTTGATGATGATGTAGTTCTGCGTGTTAATCCCCTCCGTTCTGCGCCTGCGCGATCAGCGCGGCGCGGGTCTCCTCAAAATCTGCAGGGCTGTCGAAGATCTCCGTCTTCTGATCCGGATCGTCGCCGCCCATGAGCGCCTGCGCGATGGATCGCGGCCTGTTCCGTCCCTTCTGGCCGTCCTTGGTCTGCGCCCAGACCAGCAGAGACAGCCGGTCGACGGCGAGCGCCGTCAGAAATTCCAGCCGCGAGCACCCGAGCCCGGCGAGCCTCCGCTTGACGCGGCTGTCGTCCGGCAGCTGCTCGGTGAGCGTCGCCACCAGCCCCGGGGGGTGCTGCGTAAAATCAAAAATGTGGTAGTATTGCGCGAGATCCGCTGTCAGTTCGTCTGGGTATCGATACTGGACGACTGCCAGCACCATTAGTTTTTTTTACCGGCTTTTTCAATCAACTCATTAAGTGCCGTAAGCATTTCCAAAAAGCTGACCTTCCCGTTTTTCCGCAGATGTTCACGCAAGGCCTTTTCGCCATCGGCCCCGATCAACCTCGAAATGCAATCGGGAAGTGTGTCGTATGCGCCTTTTTGAGCTTTCGCCAGGTCGACCATCAATTCATAGTCGTCGAGCGATTCAGTCTTAATCGAGTAGTCGAAGCCGTCGATCAGACGCTTCTTCTCTGGTGGTGCCATGGTTCTCTCCTTTCAGCATTCGCAGGGGTCTGGCTGCTGCCGGACCCCTGTCTCATAGGTCAAGTTTTGAGGATGTACTCGTAGTGAGTGTTCCCCGCGCTGTCCGGCTGCGCCGTGACGGTGGTCTCGTAGCCGACCGCGTCTGCGTCGGTGTAGCTGACCTCGCCGACCTCGGTCACATGACAGATCGGCAGCACCACGCGCTTGACAGCGCCGCCGCGCAGCACCATCTCGATGACCAGCGCCACGTCGTCCGTGTCGTTGCTGTTCGCCGAGACCGTGAGCCCGGTCGAGAGCGTGCCGGAGACGTTCGCGCTGCCGTAGACGAATTTCAGGACGTCGGCGTTGAGAGCCTCGATCAGGGTAAACGACCAGGTGTCGTCCTTGCCATTGACGGGCGTCAGCACCGTGTCGCCGCCCCACGCCTTGACCGTGTCGGTGTCCGGGCTGTTGGCGTTGGTCACGCCGTCCTCGCTGGCGTAGCCCAGGCATTTGAACGCCGCGTCGAGCGCGGTCGTCGCGTCAGTCGGCAGCGTCGAGCCGACAGGCGCCACCCAGATCGCGCCGGTGGTTTTCGGTTTCCCGGTAGTCACATTGGTGACAGTATTGGCCATGATTTTTCACTCCTTTTAACCGCCGGGCGCGTAGTCCGGCGCGTCGTTGTAATAGACGATCTCCGCCACCGCCTGGTAACGGTATTTCTCCCGGCTTGGGTCGGTGTAGTTATACGGCCCCGTGACCGAGACGCGGGAGATCGCGTCCTCTTCCGCCAGCTCGCGAATCGCGTCGGCGACGTCGTCCGAGAGCTCAGCGGCTCTGAGCATCGTGTCCGCCCAGCACTGCACGGCGAGCGTCGCCCGGTCGATGTGGTTCGGCTGACTGCCGCCGGCCTTTTCCACCGTGACGAATTCGCCGCCGATCGTCCGCGGGACCTCTCCGTATGCCGCGTAGCCGCGGTCGGTGAGGTATTGGACGACATAAGTCTCGATCAGCATCAGCTCACCCTCTCCAGATTGACCTTGATGTTCCAGTCGAGCGGGATATTCTCCTCGATTCCGGCGGTCGGCAGGCCGAACGTCTTGTATTCGCCCGCGAACGGCGCCGGCAGGATCACCCGCGTGTCCGTCCAGTCGTGCGTGTCGCCTTTGGGGATCGCCAGCGTGTAGGCGATCCGCTTCCCGTAGAGCTGGTGGCTGTCCACCTGCTCCTGCGTGGAGGGCTGACCGACCAGGACGTTGTCAACGGTGTCCCACTCGACGGAGAC